CGTATCAACTTTACTCCAGTCTGGATTCTTTTTTAGGTAACTGGCTAATGTTTTAACATCTTCAATTCTTTCTTGTACTAAATCATACCAGAGTTTATCACTAATCTTGTTGGCATCAGCAACAGCCATTCTATCAGCTACTCCGTCTTTTTTATCTTTACCTAGTACCCAATGGCGGTGTTCAATCATAATGTCACCTCTATACTTCAATCTACCGACGGAACTGAACACTTGATGTAACCATTGATCAATCCAATTAATCTTAAATTCTTCTCTCATAAACTTACCCACTACATTGACATATTGTCTATGACAGAAGAAGTTTACAGCCAATTTTTCACCATGGCAATCATCATTACAATGAACGCCTAAAATGTTATCAGATGGCATGTTTTTAAATTCATTAATAAGCATTTCATCCCAACCAGGTGTTTTAAACACCATATCATCACCAATCATTGAAATGATTTCTTCTGTTGAAGCATCTACGCAAAGATTCCACATCTTACCTAAACCAATAAACTTTTTATCATTTTTAATATCAACAACTTTTACACAAGGTATAGCTGAAGCTACTTTTTTAATAATGTCTCTTGTTGGGTCATCTTCATCAACACCAAAGTAAACATTTACGTTATTAATGTCTTTGACTGTAGTAAGAATAGACATGAGCATAGTCAAACGTCTATTCATTCTTTCTCTAGACGGTACTAATATGGCTATTTTCAAAAGTCACCTCCGTGTCTATAAGCTAGATCATCAAACTGATAAATCTGATCACTATTAACAGTGTTGGTAATGCCTTGGTATTGAATTACTGCATCACCCCATCTCTTAATATAAATGTTACCTGTTTGATCCACGTAATCAAAGAACTTAATATACTCACTATTCTTAAAGTACTGTACATCAGCAACAAAAAAATGAGTCTGGTACATTAAGTTGTATGTACTTGGATCGTACTTGTCTTTGAAATACGTCTTACAAGCATCATTGAAGCCTTCAATTACGTAATCCATATCTGTTTCAGTGCCAAGATAACCGTAAACGTATTTGCCTTTACTCATTATTTCAAAGGGGTCATAAGTCAATGGACTATGAATATATGAGTCACAATCTAATCTCATAATATACTTTACCTTTTCAAAAAAAGTATGTTTAAAAAGATCACCGGCAAAAAATCTGCACATATGTCTATAACCTAAAGAAAAGAAAGCACTTTCATCCCAGTGACCTTTAAACCTTTCCGGTATCTGACTTTTAATATCATCACTATAATCTGGTACTTTAAACTTTACATTATAAAAGAAGTGATTTTCAGGGGCATGTTGTTTAATTGAGTCGACAACATCTTGTGGTAATCCTTCATGGCCAAATACAACTGGATAAGGATATTTGTTCAGTACATTGGCTTTAAGAAGATCTAAACTTACATATAGTCTTCTTAAATGGATAGGACTATTATTTACTAAGTAGAATATGCAACTATTTTTTATCATTTTTTAAATTCTTTAAAGTTTGTATAACTTGTTCTTTTGTTACGTAAGGTGGTTGGTTAGGGTAGTGGCCATGCTTCTTTAAGTATATTTCCCTACCACCATACACATTCTTTTGCCATTGTTCTGTCTTATTAGCAATAGAAGAGTTATCAATTGCACCAGGTGCTTCAGTTAAGTAGTTTTCACTATTAGCTATATCAGCAAACCACCAGAACGGTGGATGAAACCCGGCCTTGATAATACGGTATGTATGATCTACATGCTCCCAAGCATTATAAAACTCTTCATCAATGTAACCAACCTTTTCTAACACATTACGTGTAAAGAACGAAAACATTGCAACTGTATGCTCATATAATGCTATCTTTATTGTACCGTAATCTATAATTAGTTTCGGGTTTGGTTCACTGTGCTGGTCTAGTAAGTGTCTGTTATGTAAATCAAAGTCTTTAATGGTTTGTTTACGGTTAAATGGTGAACCCGGACCGTAATTAAAGTGCTCAATACCTGATTTTTGATAAGCTTCAATATATCTCTGGAATACAGTCTTATCCTTAATAATCATATCATCTTCAATAATAAAGATATAATCACAACCTGCATCATATAAATGCTTCATTGCTTTGTTCTTAGATTTACCAACACCTAAGTTAACTTCATTCTGTAACCAGACACCTGGCACTTCTATTTGATTCTCAGCCTTACCGTCATTTACAACTACTAATTCATCTATCTGTTCACGCGGTAATGATGCAAGTAAGCCTTTTAAAAAGTCATTTCTATTACATGTAACGATACCAACCCCTATTTTAGCCATACTAGTATTATAACCAAGAACGATAAATAATCAATATGTCAAGCCTAATTAATATTTCAAAGTTACCAACAGCCGATGAAGTAGTCAACGGTGATTTTTTTGTTATCGATAACGGTGTGGTAACTAAGAAGATTGATTTCTCTAATGTTATATTTGGCTTAGATAATGTAACGTTTGCTAGCACTATTTCAGCTCAATCCACAGAGATTAACACTCTCTCATCTAATTTAACCACTTTATCTGCTCAAGAAGCATCAGATGTAAGCAATTTGTACTCATTTATTACCACTGCAGTACAATCTGCTACAGCATCTTTAACAAACATTTTATATCCAATTAATAGTATTAAATTTACTCTTAATAACATCAATCCAAGCACTACAATATTAGGTACAACTTGGACTCAAGTAGCTCAGGGGTTGTTTTTAGCTGGTGTAGGTGCACCTCTTATTAAAGATAAAAACGGCGATTCCATTACTGTTAATTCAGGCTATGATTCAGCTAACCAATTAATAGGTGAATATAATCATAAGTTAACGCCATCAGAATTAGCTAATCACCAACACCCAACTAACGGTGCAGGTAATGTAGGCGGTTCAGCAAACGGTAACGTTGGTGGTGGTGGTATTTTAGGAGCAAATCAAGTTGGTCTCACCCAACCTGGGCCGTCTATAGCAGTTTCAAGCGGTGGTACAGTGCCTGGTTTCCAAGCTATTGGTGATAATCCTCACAATAACGTACCTCCTTTCTATGGTATGTACGTTTGGCAGCGTACAGCTTAACGCTTTTTAGTAGTGTTCTGCTTAACGAACTCTCTAATATTTTGAAGTTCTTGCTTATAAGCTTTTTCTTTTTGATCGTCTAATTTTTGAGTCTTTAAAAGCTCTTCCATTGCAAGAATATTTTCTGGATTGAAGAGGTTATCAGGAGCATTTACATCACCGCCAATTAACCCGCCGTCAGTGTTTATGTACCACTTTATCATTTGAATTCGTTCTAGTGGTTGACCAAAAATTTCTATAATACCAGGGCAATCATCTTTTGGAAAAAATGGCGTCTTTCCTAAACCGTGTGTATATTGCATTACCATGCTTTTAAACAAAGCATCTATCTCTTTAACATATACTTGATCTGTTTCTCTTACACCGTTTTCTTTAATTGGTACTGGAGCAGCTTTAGTTATAGGTAAAAAGAAAATAATATCTAAAAACTTTAAACTCTCTCTAACCAGTGGTATGCACTTATCAATAAATTCTTTATCAATATCAGATGATTGTTTTTCAAATGCCCAGAGTGAATATACTAAGTTATCCAAACTACATCTATCAAATATAACGTTGTCTTTAGCTGTATACTTTTGCATCTCTTCAGTGAGAAGATTTAGTATCTTCCATTGCGAGTCTTTTGTAGCTAACTTACTATGTGGTAATTTTTCTTCTGTTATTAATTTTCTATAAGCTGCACTTTCAGTCTTATACATAGGCCATTCAGCCAAAAAGTCTTTAATTAGAGTAGATTTACCTTGATTTGCTGTTCCGCAGATAGCTATACGCATTTAAAGATTTATTACGCTAGCGTTTTAAATCAATATTAGGTCTTATCTTTACCTTTACCTTTACCTTTTTTAGGTTTTTCTTCTTTAGGTTGTTCTTCTTGCGGTTGGCTTGCTGCCGCTGCTGTAGCTTTTAAATCCGGTTTAGGGGCTCTATTTCCTGCAAATTTATTCGTTTGCCCTTTACCTGTTAGTACTGGAGGTACTTGACCTGATTGTTGTTGAGCTGCAGGTTGTTTAAGTACTGGTGGTATTGCACCTGGTGCTGCAGCTGCTGAAGACGGTTGTTGTTTTGGTTTAAGAACTGGCGGTACCGCTCCTGGTGCAGCTGCAGCTGATGATTGAGGTTGCTGAGCTTGCTGTGGTTGCT